AATAAAAAACTTAGAATGGTGTACTCATTCTGAAAACGAAAGACATTCATACGACATTTTAAATAAGGTAAATCCTAACAGAAAATTATCAAAAGAAGATGTTAAGTATATAATTTCTAATTATGTAAAAGGTCAAAACGGAAACATAAAGGAATTATCACTAAAATTCAATGTAGATGTACGCACTATTTACAACGTTATAAACAAAAAATACTATGTATAAGCTTAGAGATTATCAAATAGATATTAGTATTAAGGCTTCTAATAAATTGAAATTATTAAACATTGTTTACTTAGCCCTTATGGTTCGTGTTGGTAAGACTTTAACTGCCTTAAATACCGCTAAACTATTTGGTGCTACTAATGTTTTATTCTTAACTAAAAAGAAAGCCATATCATCTATTGAAAGCGATTATATCAATTTTAGGTATCATGAATATTTTAAACTTAAGGTTATTAATAATGAATCATTACACAAAATAAACCCTAAAGGTTTTGATTTGGTTATAAGCGATGAGCATCATAGAAACGGTGCATATCCAAAACCTAACAAAGTAACAAAACTTATTAAGCAGAATTACGGACATTTGCCAATGATTTTTTTAAGTGGCACACCACACCCAGAAAGTTATTCTCAAATATATCATCAGTTTTGGTGCAATAATACATCACCTTTTAAAGAAACAAACTTTTATAAGTGGTCTAAAACCTATGTAGATGTAAAAGATAGACATTTAGGTTATGCTGTTGTTAAAGATTATTCTAACGGAATAAAAGATTTAATTCAAAATATAATACAACCTTACATGATAACCTTTACGCAAGAACAAGCTGGGTTTTCTACTAATGTTATTGAAAAAGTATTGGAAGTTGAAATGAAACCTTTAACATATCAATTAGCAAATAAGCTACAAAAAGATAAATTTATTATTGCCAATGATGGTAGTGAGATAATGGCTGACACCGCAGTAAAAGAGATGCAGAAGTTACATCAAATTTATAGTGGAACTGTATTATTTGAAGATGGTAAAACTAGAATATTTGACTTATCTAAGGCAGAATATATTAAGAAAAACTTTAAAGGTAAAAAGTTAGGTATATTTTATAAATTTAAAGCAGAATTAGAAGCATTAAAACAGGTTTTTAATGATGACATAACAACTGATTTAGAAGAATTTAATAATACAAATAAACATATTGCTTTACAGATTGTTTCTGGTCGTGAGGGAATATCTTTAAAAGAAGCTGATTACATTGTATATTACAATATTGATTTTAGTGCAGTTAGTTATTGGCAAAGTCGAGATAGGTTAACCACAATGCAAAGAAAATCTAATGAGATATTTTGGTTATTTTCTAAAGGTGGTATTGAACACAAAATTTACGACAAGGTAAAACTAAAGAAAAATTATACCTCATCAGTTTTTAAAAAGGATTATAAATGAGTTACCAAAGTGAATTGATAAAAGAATATGAATCTAAAGGTTACACCGTTTTAAAAACAATAAGGCTCAACAAAAGTGGTTATCCTGATTTAATGTGTATGAAGGAAGGTAATACTATATGGATTGAATCAAAAGAACCTAACGATACTTTAAAACCTTTACAGAAACATAGAATAGACCAATTAAGGAAAGATGGATTTAAAGCGTATGCAATGCAAAAAGGAAAAGGAATAATATATTAAAGACGTTCCTAAACTTGACAAACAAGAAACAATAGAACAATTAAAAGCTATGATAAACATGGCATTAACTAAATTTTGAATAACTTACTACCAAAGGAAGTAAACATTTTTAAATTTTAAATCATGAAAGAACCAATAGATTTATTAAAAGAGCGTCTTTTAGAGATTGAGAGTATATTAGATTCAGTAACCGATGAAATGGAAAGGAATAAAATTATTGAACTTTACAATAGATACGTCGCTGCATACAATTTAATAAAAGTTAATTTGTTTACTACTTTTAAATCTGAAAAATATAAACCTAATGATAACCAAATTTTATTGGATATTATTGATAAAAATAATCAACAAATAGAATACCAAAGAAAAAAAATAAGAATGTATTATAGCCGTTGGCATCATATTAAATTAAGAAATAAATAAAAAAAGAGAAAAGAAACAAGATAAAAACCGTTTATGAGAATGAAAAGAAGTTTAGTTAGATAAAATATTTTTTGTATATTTGCATTATGGCAAGAACAGGCAGACCATCTGATTATGATTTTAATTTGTGTTTAGAGATATGCGAACAAGTATCACTAGGTAACAACATTAAAGACGTTTTGGATTCTAAAGAAGTTTATCCTAGTTTTCCAACATTCTGCAAATGGAAGCGAGAACACGAAGAATTACTTAACCTGTATGTAAACTCAATAGCTGATAAAGCCGAAATGGTAGATGCTCAGATAGATGAGATATGGTTAGGCTGTAAGCAAGGTAAGTACGAGCCGAGCGTTGCAAACGTTTTAATACAGACGTTAAAATGGAAGGCTGCTAAGTACTATCCTAAAATGTACGGTGATAATAAAAACATAGACCACACATCTAAAGGAGAAAAACTACAAACACCAATACTTAACATCGATCCGTTAAATGCAGATGAATGAGTGTTACAGTAACAACAGCACTAAGAAAAATATCTTCACTTAAAAAACGAATATGGGGATTGCAAGGCGGTCAAGGAGCAGGAAAAACTTATAGTGTTTTAACGCTTATCATTAATCACGCAATAGCTAATTCTAATAAAGAAATATACATAGCATCCGCAGAACTTTCTAAAATGCGTGATACCGTTATTAAAGACGCTATTAATATATTGCGTTCTTTTAATAAATATAATGAGGTTCAATGTACTGGTATTTCTTTTGGTCAACCACGCATAGACTTTCCAAATGGTTCTTTTATTCGTTTCTTAGGATTAGACAAAGAAGATGTTGGTAAAGGTCTTAGAAGTGATATAATGTTTGTAAATGAGGCAAACAAAGTAAACTTTGAAACATATAGGGAATTAACTTCAAGAGCCAAGCGTATAATAATTGATTTTAACCCTAACGAGTCGTTTTGGTTTCATAAGGAAGTAGCAACAAGAGACGATTGTGATTTCTTAATATTAACTTATATTGATAACGAATACTTATCAAAAGAAGAGGTTAACGAAATATTAAACTATAAAAAGAAAGGTTATTTAAATCCAGAAATAAAAGATTATGATGTTAGTAGTAATATCAAATCAGAGTATTGGGCAAACAAATGGCGTATTTATGGATTAGGTCAAATCGGAGGTGTTGAGGGTCGCATATTCTTTTGGAAACCTATTAACTATCACGATTATTTAAAGATAGATGCGCCAACTATTTATACAGTCGATTGGGGTAAACAAGACCCATTTGCTATTGGTGAAATGAAGTATTACGATGGGCAGTTATTAAACCATGAACTTAATTACAAATCTGAAAACGAATGGTATTCAAGGCTAACATCTTTAGATTTAGCGCAAATAAAAGGGCGTGATGGTGATGGTTTTGTTACTTGGATGTTTGATAGGCTTAATATACCTAAGAACGCTATAATAGTTTGTGATAGTAATAGACCAGATAAAATAATTAGTCTACGTCGTGCAGGTTGGGAGTATGCAGTAGCAGTTGATGGTTCTGCTAAAAAGATTTTGGATGGTATTGATTTATTGCATAACTTAGATGTATATTACACCGATACAAGTACTAACATAGAATTTGAGCAAAAGGTGTATTGTTGGGATACAGATAAGAACGACAACCCATTAGAAAAGCCTAAAGACTTAAATAACCATCATATTGATAGAATTAGATACGGTGCTATGTATTGGCAGAAAAAAGGAATAATTAGAAAACTATAATATTATGAAAACACTAATAAAAAATATTGAATATTGTAATAATTTTAGTACTCACTTTGTAATTACAAAAGATAATAAAGAGGTAGGTTGTTTGTGTGGTTTACATGAGGAAGAAACTTTATCTAAAATAAATACTAAATAATTTGCGTATATTAAATATTTTTTTATTACTTTTGTAACTTATAGTACAATGTTGTGAAACATCGTTATGATAAACTTAAACAGATTAGGCAAACATACCATTATTAAGTTAGTGGTGCGTTTGCTTACTTTGTTATTAAATAGATTGATATTATTACTATCAACTCCTATTATACTTATCAACGTTGTTTGTGCAATTATAGTAATCATAAAGAACTGGTCGCTTAAACATACAAAAGAGTTGAATGTATAATCCTTTCTCAACAAACATATACGAAGCCGAACGTTATAAAAATGGCGAATGGTTTTATCAACTATTTTCTAGTGATAATATTGCTGTTAAATTAAAAACTGAAAAGGAACGCTTAGACGCTGTTCTTAACAACCCAGCAGCATTAAAGGTATTTAAACTACAATGTGATATGTTTTCTTTAGCTAAAATAACAGCAATAAGCAAGGGCAGTAATAAGATAAGACCTAACGACCCATTACACAAACATCTAAAAAGACCTAACTTATATCAAACACAAAGACAATTCCTTTGGGATTATATGTTTTGGACTATGTTAGGTACATCATATCTTTATTCATCTTCAAAGGTGTTAAACGATAACACGTCACAATACTTTTTAGATCCTACTAGATTTGTATGGACTGAAGAGTTATTGAATAAGATGGATAAAAATATTGTTTCTAAACAGTCTTACAATGATAATTTAAAACTAACTATTGATTATTATAACTTAGATGGCACATGGTCAAAGTATCAATTAAAAGATATTAAACCGTTCTTTGATTTATCTAACGGTGTTGGTAATTGGTTTAGAGGAAATAGTGCCGTAGATGCTTTGTATAAGGTAATTACTAACAGCGAGAAAGGATTAGATGCTAAAAGTATTAACTTAGATTTTAGTGCAAAATACTTTGCTTCTGGAACTCATAAAGAAGATGATATTTACGGCTCACCAATGGGTGATACAGAAAAGAATAGCATTGAAAAGAGTTTTAAAAAGAATAAGCCTGTTCATGCAACAAAGTCAAACGTAACACTTCAAAGATTTGTAGATGACATCGCAGCATTAAAATTAGATGAAGGTTATTTTGCAGACTATTTTATTATAGGTGGTATGTACGGAATACCTAGAGATGTATTAGAAGCCAATTTAACAGGCTCAACTTATGAAAACCAAGAAAAGGCAAGAGCGTCTTATGTTGATTATTGTTTAAGACCTAAGGGTGAAGATTTAATGAACGGACTAGAACAAATATTTGGTTATAATGAAAGAAATATAGATTTGCATATTAGTTGGAATCATTTAGGGTTTATGCAAGTTGTAGAACAAGATAGAGCGTCTTTAAAAATGAGCCAATTAGCAAACTTAGAGAAAGCGCAAGCAATGGGAGTATTAACGGATGAAGAGGTAATGATGAGAGCAAAAGAAATCATGGAATATGACAGTTAAAGAGTTAGAAGATTTAAAGAAAACAATAAAAAATCCAGATTTTGTAAAGATTATTGATAAAAAGATAGAAAAATTACAAGATAATAAAACCATTTATAAAGATGGAAATTAAAGAACTTATAGAGCGTAAAGCTGAACTAATTGCATTTAAGAAAGCGGAGATTAAAACCGTTAAAGGTGGTTTAACAACGCTTTCAGATTGTAATGTTATAAAAACAGGCAAAGCAAGTCAAGATACAGATAGTGTATTAAAACGTACTATTGTAGGTAATACTTATATGTGGATGGATAGTCACGATGACGTACATTCAAAAGGAGTGTTTACTAAGTCAATCAAAGAACGTCAAGATAGTATATTTCATTTACACGACCATAAGTTTGAGATAACTGCTAAAGTAGGTGAGCCAACAAAGATATATGAAAAAGAATTGTTATGGTCTGACTTTGGTATTAGTAAAGCAGGTACAACAACCGCTTTATTAATGGATAGCGATATTAAAAAAGAGTTAAACGATAAAATATTTAACGAGTATAAAGCAGGTAATATCAAACAGCATTCGGTAGGTATGCAATATGTAAAGATTGATTTAGCGGTTAATGATGACGAGTACGAAGAAGAATACAAAGTTTGGCAGGATAACATTGAAAACATAGGTAATAAAGAACTAGCAGAAGATAAAGGTTATTTTTGGTTAGTACGTGAGGCAAAACTAATAGAAATAAGTGCTGTATTGTTAGGTAGCAATACACTAACACCAACACTAGAAAATAAAGAAGCCGTTTCAGACACTTCTAAACACGAGCCGACAGACGTCACTCAATTAAAACAATTATTAACAAATATTAAAATTTAAAGAAATGGAAGTAAAAACCCCAGAAGAAATGGCTCAAGATATAAACAATAAAATTGCAGCCATAAAATCAGAAG